CGGGGCGGCGGCAATGCCAGCATGTGAGGAGCGGCAGTCTCGGCAGCGCGCGTCCCAGTCATCACACTTCTGGCAGTGTTGTACGCCTCAGTGCCAACACCCATGATAGCGCCAGCCAACGGGGCATCCATCATCAAATGTTCGCCACGGACAGCCTTGCTGCGCATATGGTCAGCATACTTATTGGCACGTTGCTCATCCCAACCAAGTTGAACAGCGCCATCATACGAAAGTTGGCGAATGGCATCAGGGCCTAAGTTTTTGTTGTACCAATTGACCCAATTGTCATTCTTGACCCGCTCCATTTCGGCAGCGCGGTTCTCATCTTCAGGGACAAAGGCATTTTGAGCCAATATCTGAGGCGTAGTCGCACGGCGGTAAGGCGCAGCGGGGCGTTCCGCGCGAGGCGCAGACAGGTTCTTAGCCAACCGGACAGCTTCTGGGCTGGAGTAAAGGTCGTCAAACTCGTTAGCCATCACAGTTCTCCGGTCTGCCTGCCATCAAGCGTCGGCTCGTTTGTCTCAAGACGTTCAATCATCTGAGGGTCGATGATGCTGTTGACGATGCCAAGACCTTGCGGGTTTTGAATCAAGTCTTCAGCCAGCTTGACAGTAGCAAGACGCTCGCGGCTTTCTCTGTCACGCTTCCGATTGACGGCATCAATCATGGCATCTTCCTGACGCTGCTGGATTTCCATTTGCTGCGTCCGAAGTTGCTCCATCTTCATGGGGTCAACCTGATTGACCTTATCGTCTTGCTCGGCCTGAAGCTTAGCAATCTCAATCTGGATTTTAGCCTCAGACTCCTTGGCGCGGGTCTGGCTATCCATCATGCGGGCCTGCGCCACAAGCTCATCGTTCTTGGCCTTGGCCATCATCTGGAGCATTTCTGGCGGCGGCTTACCATGCGCAGAGATCGGGATCATGAACTGTTGCGGGTTAGACCAGCCAAGGGCTTGCAGCGCAGCCGTATCCACCGCAATCGGGTCATACAGGGTCGGGTTGGACGCCACCAACTGCTTCAGAGCCAGAACCTTCATCAGGCGCTGGGTCTGGCTGGCCGTATTGGGATCTGCCTGCGGGGTGAAGTAACAGTTCTCAATTGCGTCCAAGAACGTCTTCTCATCCCACGGATATGCAGCCTTCTTGCGCTTCTGCCAGAAACTCTCTGGATGCTCCTTAAAGCATTGAATTAGAAGCTCAAATTCCTCTGACTGGGCAGCATGGAGGCGTTTGTGAACCGAGTTTAGCACCTTCTGGGCTTGCTCAATCATAGCCAAGGTCGTGCCAACGGGGGCATCAGCCTTACCTTCCGTCACGGTCACTTCAGAAGTGCCGCCTACGCGCATACCCGTTTCAGCCATCTGGTTGACGAGGTTCATCAACGCGCCAGAAGGCTCCTTATAGGGCAACGGCATGATGGCTTGGCTGATCGGCATACCATTAGTCTTCACCAACGCGCCGCCACCGGGCGGGACACGGAAGATATTGGTGTTCTGCCTTGCCCCGGTGTCTGCCATGAGGAAACCGGGAAAATTGTTGTACATGCCAGCGTCAAGAAGTTCGCGCCAAGCCGCTGTTATGGCATTTGTGGTGTTGCCAAGGATGTGCAGCAAGCCAATGTCATAGAAACCCATGCCCGGCACAAAAGTGTACTTGGCAAACCGCTTCTTGGAGGTTGGAAGCTCTTGGTCGTCCTCGTCATAGTTGCGGACGATGGACAAAATCTGGCGAGAAGACTCGTCAATCGTGACAATGTACGGGATTTCCAGCCCAGATTCCTTGCCTTTGTGCTTATGCTCAAATCCGGGAAGGTCGAGATCGCAATACACCTCGTAGATCAGCCGATCCCGGTCATCCGGGTTGTAGCTGTCCATGGAAATGCCTTGCTGGGCGTTTTTCTCGCGCTGAAAACTGTCAGGATCAGCCGCTTTGGGGGTAGAAAGGCTGATGTCACGGTAAACGCCCAGAATTTGAAGGCGTTTGACAGTGTTTGGGTTCATATAGCTGCGATGCGTGATCCGTTTGGCATTTGACAGGTCCGTGGCAGCATTATTGACAATCAAATCATCCGCATCGACAGTTTCTGACACGGGGCGATTTCGTAACGGACAATAATAGACCTTCTTGAAGCTAGTGCCACCAAAGCCAAGCATAAGTAGCATACGATCCGTGTCAGGGGAGTATTCTGTCGCGGTCGAAGTCAGGTAATGGTTAAGATCATTCTCCAGCGCGTTGGCAAGCTGGTCATTTGAGAGGGTGGCGTTGTTGTTGTCATTACGCACCTTCACTGGCCCGTCTGTCGGAAGCAGTTCTGAACGCGCATTGGCTTGGAACCGCAGCACTGCTTCAAGCAGCAGCGGATGTCGGACCTTACTCATACCCTCAATCGGCGCGCCGTCAGACGCTCCCTGCAAACCGGGTATCTCAACCTTTAACCCAAGGAGCTTAATGCCCTGCGCGCGGTCCTCAATCCAATCTTTACGGCTCTCAAGATCATCGCGAATGCCACGAAGCAGGTCTTCAGATACCGAGCCAAGCTTGGATTCGGCAATATCGTCCACCAGATTGCGGAACCAGTTGTCCTCGTCTTTTTCCTTGGCCTTGCTCTCGATGGGTTTGCCGTCGAGGGAGATAGTGATCGACCCATCTGGGTGTTCGATCTCCAAAATGTTGCCCTGCTCGTCCAGTTTTGTGTTGTCATTGCTTTCTACAATCTCAACAATGACATCTTCGCCGCTCAACTCGTCAGCCTCATCGGCTGGTTGGCGCAAATTCAGTCCAAGACCGGGCGTCATCGGCATTTTGGCTATTCCTTTGGTGTATTCAGAGCTTCCATCTCTTTGACAAAGCGCCGAATGCCTTCCTGCGCTGCCACATTATCGGATTTTGCCATGATTTCATAGATGCGAACGTAGTCGTAGGGCGTTTGGCCCCATACCTCGACCTTGAAATTGCCAAGACTGACAGGACTAGCGGGTTTGAGAACGTCAACTACCGCGCTTGCAAGCACCTTATCCATGATTTCCCCTCTTTACGAGCCAGAACAATACCTTAACTGGGCTAGATTGGGTAGAGCGAAGGCAAAGAAGCGTTGCCTTTGAACGAAAGAGCGTCCTCCGTCTCGGCCCGCCACTCTTCTGGGCGTAGAATTGACCCGGAATCGCGCAAATGCCTCATGGCCATGCTGACAGTATCGACCAAATCGTCATGTTTGCCCTTGGGGAACTGCCCGACTTGGGCCATGACCATTTCTGCCCACTGTTTGATTGGCGCGTAGACCAGCCCCTCAGCGAACAGATGCTGCACAGAATACAGCCTAGCTATCTTATCTTGGCTTTTAGGGTCGTACATGTGGACGCCGAACTTCTCATACCCGTACATCCGGCGTATTTCTTGCGCCACAGAGTAACCTGCTGCCTTGTTTTCAATGAGAAGCTGGTCAACCTTCATCTCTCGGCATGTCGTGGCAACCTTAGTGACAAGATCGTGCAGCTCGTACCGGCCCTGCCAAGCGTACATGAGCATCACGCGCGGTGCCATTTCAGTGTAACTGCGGGAATACTCGACTAATCCACCTTCTCTACGCCCTGCTTGATTCGGGGCCATCACATTGATGTCGCTGGAGAAAACGCCCCAGATGGTCATAGCAGACGGGTCATTCTCCGTTTTGGAGGTGTAGGCTGTGTCCAGTGTTGCAATGATTAAGTCCATGTTGGGATAGTTTGGGGCTTCCCATGTCTGCCACCATTCCCGCTTGATAATGCCACCACCCTTGGGGGCTGGGCGTTGTTGAAGCTGGCCAGCCGCAGACCACGGGCCGAGCTGCTTCTCAAGGATTTCAACCTCTTGCAGGCCGAATCGTTCCGGCCACAGGAGTAGGTCTTCGCGCTTCTCAAGGAGGATTTCGGCCTCTGGGAACGCTGGCATCCGCTCGCCATCTTCTGACACTTCGACCAAAGAGGTGCCATCATCGTCCAGACCACGGGGGTCTTCCCAGCCGATGGAGGTAACGGAATGCCGACGCCACTCGTACTTCATGGGAAGGCAGAGATGCGTCCACTCGCCTATGTCTTTCGAAAGGATGTGGCCGGTAAGGTCTTCTTCCGAGAGGCGCTGCTGAATAACGACGAACGCGCCTTCTTTGGGGTTGTTGAGGCGGGTTGATAGCGCGCTGTCCCACCAGTCGATGGTCGATGCAATGGTAGCTTCTGAGAAGGCTTCTTGGGCGGCATTCGGGTCATCGACAACAATAATAGCCCCGCCTTCACCCGTAAGAGCTGACCCGACTGAGGTTGAGAGCCGTGACCCATTCCTGTCATTGTCAAACCTTGTCTTGGTGTTTTGGTCTGATGTCAGCTTGAATCGGTCGCCCCATAGGCTCTGATACCATGGGCTTTCAATCAGACGGCGACACTTCACGCTGTCACGCAGGGAAAGGCGCATGTCGTAGGACGCATGGAGGAACGGCACGGTCGGCCCGCTGGTCGGGCTGTCGTATCTCTGTGCCCAGACCCAGGCCGGGAAGGCCACGCTGATGAGGCTGGACTTCGC